ACACTAGTAATAGTATATACTAATAACACTAAATAATATTTATTGATAATAACATAAAATAATAAAAAATAGTTGAAAATATGTACGATCGTCCCACTTATAACGCAAGTAAAAACTACCAACAATCAAAAAAAACTTAATCCAAACTTGATTTATTACACGTTTTAAAGCATTGCACGTTTTGCACGTGTGGGAGGGCGTATGAGGCACGTAAAATTTCTGGGGTTACATTTACTCAAAAAATAGAAATAGGAACTACGATAACGATTTCACAAAAAAATTGCATAAGAACAACGAAAGAACGTATATTAACAACAACGATGATAGATATTATACCCAGCAAACACGTCAAAGCACTACAAAAGAATCGTACAAGGTCATATAAACGCTATAGGAAGTATGATAAAGCGATAAAAGAGGCTAGTGATAATGGACGTTGCTGGTGGATAGAAAAGTTCCTTAGACACACGATTAAATACTAATGACAGATTTACTTAAACGACCAGATGTTATGCGTGCTGTAGAGTTATATGCTCTTAATCCAGAGATTACTGCTAGTGAGATAGCTAAAGAGTTGAATGTATCTACTACGATGATTTATAATTGGCGAAAAAATCCAAACTTTGTCGATGCTATATACGAAAGGTATATGGTAGAGTTTGGTTCAGAACTGCCTGCTGTTTTGAGTGCTATGATACGAGAGGCTAAAGCTGGCAACGTGCAGGCAGGAAGACTTGTTTTAGAGCATAGTGGTAAATTGGTAAAGAATGTCAATATAACTGTCGATAGTCCTTTTGAGAAGTTCTTAAAGGCAGAGAAAGCTGAAGTAGAGTATGTTGATGCAGAGGTGGAGGAGATAGTGGATTCAGTACCTGATATTGAAATCCCACTTCCAGAAAGAAAGGTGGAAGATCAACGAAAGAGAGTGCATAGGGAAAAGAAACAGTTGAAGCGTAAGATAAAGTCTGCAAAAGAGAAGGCAGAGATTAATAAGAAAAGGCGTGAATGGTATAAGTGGGTGAAACGTGCTAAAGAAGTAGGTGTCGAGGCATTACCTTCTAGACGACCAACGCCTGCACAAAAAGAGGCTTTTATAAATGAAATCAAGAAAAAAGAAGACGAACAAAGAGCTTGAGAAAGGAATTACATGGTGTATGACTGAAATATATGCTATGAAACTTGCTTTGCAAGCTATCCACAAACAAGTTAAAGACTTAAGCGATACCCATAAAGATTAGTTTAGTACCTGTAGCTTTTACAATCTCATCGAATACTTCTTTTGTTATAGGGGTTACCATATCATCGTAGTTTTCAATAGCTGGCTCGACATATATCTGACTTTCTATATCTTCTAGTCTTTGATTGCACTCATTTAATACTTTCAATATAATAACAAGTAAGTCTTTTTCTGATTTTTCCATAACTGCCCCTATAGTTTTTTTCTAAGTGCTACATTAAACTGCTCAATAATTTCTTTTTGTGCTGCTAAAGCATTTTTTTCTGAAATCTCTATAAATTTTCTTAATTTATTTCTCGAATTTGGAAACTGATGGTATTGTCCATAGTGCATCATCTCTATATTCTTAAGGGTTTTACCAAACCTTTTAAAGTCTGGATGTACGTCTACATTGGTTAGTTTTAGGCTATCGTGTAGTTTACCAGTATCATATAGTGTAGAATCACTTATTGTAGGTGGGTTTTTTCTTGCCCTACGTCTTTTTAGAGTAATATCAGAAGTTCGTGGTTTTACCTCATTTGACCTAATTTTATTTTTGGAATCAGATATTATCTTGCTAGTTATGTGCTTATTAAGAGTATCTCCAAATTCTGAACTTTTCTGTATGTGTCTAATAAGATTTATAAAATTGAAATTACTCTTGATTTCTAGTTTCATCATTTTGAACATCACCTTGATTTATTGCTTTATTCTGCTCTACTATCGCAGTTGCTTCTTCTAATGTAAGGTCATCATTTTCTTCCATCATTAGTTTTGGCTGCGTAATGAGATTGTTTTGAAGCCTGTATGTGTTATACGAAATCTGATCTTGCATTGTTTTTGGATATTCAGGCTCGTTAAAGTCTAATTTAAGACTATTTGGTAGTCTTATGCCATTATATTCTGCAATTTCTTTCTCAACTTTGTATAAATCATGCTCATACATCTTCCAAAGCTCTAAATCGTCTTGGTAATCCTCAAATCTTTCTAAATCTTTGATTTTAAGGGCTATACCACTAGGAACTTCACCACCATCTTGTGCAAATTGCACATACAAGTGATTATTTTGGGCTACGAGGTCTACTTGGAACTTGACTGTTTCGATTACAGACTGTAAATCGGCTTCTGGTGCAACTATATCGAATGTAGAGCCTTCAGGTAAGTCAAGTATTGTATCAGAACCTGCTCTTTCTAATCTCTTGTCTGCTTGTAAGCCTGTGACGTAAGGCTGTCCAAACATTTGGAATCTCAAGCCTAATTGTAATTCAGTCATAGTTATATTAACGTGTTCATTACAAGACACAATATCATCTGCACCATCTACAAAGAATGAATCAAGTTGGTTTTCTCTATGAGTAAACATAAATGGCAAGATACCATATCCATGCTCATATTCTTCGATTATATTACCTTTTTCATCATACTCTGCATAAATAGCATTATCAAAGTAAGCATATCTAGGTTTTTCGACATAACTCATATCATCTACATTTCCAAGTATTGGGTACATAATAGCTTCTGGTCTGAATGGGTCGTTACCTAGATGAACATCAAAATAGTAAATAGGTCTATAATCAAAGTGAGGGTTATCTCCATCTACAAACACAACTTGCGTTGCAACAGAGCCAATCAGACGTGTCATTCTTTCAATATGCTTCATTCTCGCTGCTTTCATTCGTGTTAAAGAATCATACTGATTATTCATATTATATGCTGCACCTACTGTGTATATTCGGCTCATCTTATTTATAAATCGTTTTGTAAAGTTTGCTTCATAGCAAGGAATCTCTCTAAAAGCATCAGAGTCAAAGTATTGGTCAATATATTGGGATGTATTGCTACCACAATAGTAATCAATTAGTTTTCTGACGTGCCTACGTCTTGCTTTAGCTTGCATTTCTTTGAAATCTTTTACTGACTCTTGTATTATTTGTTCTACGTTCATCTTTTCCTCACTATTAATTTATTTTGTCTAATTGGAAACCTATTTAAAAAAAAGTATCGTATCATATCGCAACCATGGTCGTGAAAACCATCTTTAAGAGGGTCAGGTTTCAAATCTTTTCCCTCTGTATGTTCTGGGTAACGATAATTTTCTAAATCTTCTGCTATTCCTTGACATTTACTGTTGACGTGTAAATATCTTTTACCATTAGCATTTTCTATAAAACCACGCACATGAGATACACCTGAAGCTATATTTCGAGATACTTTATCTCGTATAGTTTCAATAGTTATACCATTTCTTCTAAAAATCTCTATATCCCCAAGCCCTGACTGTCCTTGAGCCTGTTTACCAGCTGGGTCGCCATAGTACGACCTAACAATATAAGGTTTCGATTTAATACGACGTACGAGGTCGTCTGTCTTAATATTTTTCTCATGTATAATTTCATCTATAATATTTATGTGCCATTCGCCATTTATCATTGGCGTTTGAAACCATGCAACTGCTGGCATACGATAACCAAAGTCAATGCTACAAAATGTTGGGAAATTTGGATTGTAAGGAAAATACCCTACATCTAAATTACGATCAAAAGGATATACTTGCCCAGCAAATGTTGTAAACTTTGCACCATACTCTTGGTCAAACGATTCCTTTGACATATTACGCTGACGTTCTTTTATGAACGAATCTTTTTTGCCCTCTGGGAAAGCAAACTGATTTTCCCACGATGGAGCTTGATGAGATTCCCATAGCTCATCTCTTTTACCAAGTAAAAACAAATCATACACCCAATTAAAACCTTCAGGGGTAGTAATAAATATTGCTTTACCTTTTCTATCTGATAGTGTTGGCGACAAATACATATCCCATATTTTTCTTTTAACTTTAGCTGCCTCATCAATAATTAATAAGTCAAGACCCTCACCTACCAAACTGTCTGGGTTATCAGCAGACTTACCTTCCACTACTGTTCCCCATTTAAATTTTATATATCTTTCTTTTTCTGAGGCTCTTACTATATCGTTTTGGCGACCTACAACCATTTTCTGCCATATCTCTCTAAACATTAAATCGGCTTTTTCGTAAGATAACCCAACACACCAAATGCGTTTATTTGGTTGTGATGCAACAAAGGTGGCTTCCATAGCTGAACAAGTCGTCTTTCCAAATCTTCTTCCACAAACCATCACAAAGAAACGAGATGTATCTTTGGTTGGAAAGTGTAGCTTTTGCTGACCTTTATGAGGTGTATACCCCATAAAATCAAACCACGATTGCTTAAATTCTATTTCTTTTTTTGTGTTAATTTCCATTAATAGTTGCAAGTAACAACAACCATAATCTAACTTATGGTCAAGGACAAATACAAGATATTGTATTTATAATTTTTAAAAACACAAGATAGGAGGGCAGTATGTCCGAAGAAAATCAACCAGTAGTTAGCGAAACAGTTAGTGAGCAACCTACCCAAGAAACACCTACTCAACCGACCGAAGTTGGTGCATTAATAGCAGAAAGCAAAAAGTATAGAAAAAGGTCGCAGGATGCTGAAGCTCGTATTGCAGAGCTTGAAAAGCAAATGGCTCAAGCAGAAGAAGCAAAGTTGAAAGAGAAAGAAGATTTTAAAGCCTTATATGAAAAGGTATCTTCTGAAAATGAAAACCTAACTTCTGTTGCTGATAAATGGAATAAATATGAATCAGCCAAGAGAGCAAGCCTTTTAGAAAAACATCCTGAAGAAGATAGAGATTCATTGGCAAATCTGCCATTGGAAACTCTTGAATTTGTAACTAATAAACTAAATGTAAAGCCAAATGCTCCTCAAGTTCTTGGAAAGGCTAGGAATCAAGAAGTAACTAAGCCATTATCAGAAATGTCAGAGCAAGAGAAAAAAGCAAATTGGCAACACATTATCAAATCATTTAAATCTTAAGGAGATAAAAAATGTTTCATTTTAATCACGAAAAACTTGCAGCTATTAGCGACCCTCTTGATATAAACGTATTATCAGGTGGAGCTGGTGCAGCTGCAGTAGATTCTGTTGGTCAAGAGTTCATACCTGAAGTTTGGGGTTCATCTATTCTTGATAAATTCAGATCAAAAACAATGATGCTACAATTAGCAAATGATTTATCAGCAGAAGCTGTTGGTGCTGATAAAATTCACTTACCACATATTGGTGTTACACCTATATCTGCTGTAACCCAAGGTAGTCCTATAGATGGGTCTAACTCAAGTAACGTATTAGATACTACAAGTGGTGGAAGCATGGTTACAACAGAAACCATACTAAATATAGACCAGCATAAAGTGACATCACTTTATGTTCCAGATGCTGTAAAAGCACAATCTTCATACAACTTATTTAATTTATACTCTGACCAAATGGCGTACGCTATAAGTAGAGGAGTAGATAATTATTTGATGTATAAAGTAGCAGACAACCTTGCTACAGTTTATGGCACTGCAACAGGTGTTGCATTTGGAGCAACTGATGGTACTATAGATTGTGGAACTGAATTATCTGGTGCAATTCTTGGTTCATTAATGGAAAAATGCACACTTGAAACAGGATCTATGGAAGGATGGTCATTAGTCTTGGGAACAAAACTATATGGTAGTCTTGCAAATCTTGACACAGGTGCAGGTTTTGTTAGAGGTTCTGCCTCACCTGCTGGTGCAAATTTTGCTGCAACTGGTGTTGTTGGTAATATTTTAGGTATGCCTGTAATATTATCAAATAGCCCATATCTTGAAGTTGAAGATGTTGCTGTAGATGATGATAAAGGCATTACTGCTTGGGAAGGTTTTGATACAAGTGGTACAGGTGGTGACGACTCAACTAATGACGATGCTTTAAGAGGATTTGCTATTCATGAATCTGCTTTATATTATGCTGCATCGCAAGCACCAAGAGTACAACAATCATATCAGCACAGACACATGGCTGATTTATTAACTGTAGATGCAATCTATGGTTGTGCTGTTATCAACGCAAATACTTCTGGTGACAGAAGAATTATTGCTTTAGTAGATAACAAGTAATAAGTAAATGATTTAAGGGGGTGGGCAACTACCCCCTTTATCAACTATGAAAGACTTAATAAAACAACTCAAAATACACGAAGGCTACAAGCCAAGAGTCTATAAATGCACAGAAGGTGTAGATACGATTGGTATCGGCTTTGCCATAAAAGACTTATATCTTTCAGAAGAAGTCTGTGAGTTAATCCTTAAAGAAAAATTACAATTACTAGAAGATAGATTTATCGTTACATTTGATTGGTACGATGATGCACCTCAAGAGGTTAAGAATACCTGCATCAATATGGCATACCAATTAGGGTTTAGGGGTTTTTCTAAATTTAAGAAGACCATAAGCTATTTAGCCAACAGAGATTATACATCGGCTTCAAAAGAAATGTTAATCTCAAAGTGGGCAAAACAAACACCAAATAGAGCCAAAGAATTAAGTGAAATAATTGGTTCTCTTTAGTTGTTTATATATACTGCCATACATTAATTTATGATACAAGATAAACTTACAGGTAATGAACTTGCTTGCCCAAACTGCTACAGTATTCAGCTAATCAGAAGTGGCTTCGAGCATGGAAAGCAGAGGTACAGGTGCAAGCGATGTAGGCATAGAAGTGTAAACCCTATAACTGATATTGAGCTTTTAAAAGAGAATGTAAAGTACCGAAAGGAAAAACAAAAGGCTCAAGATTTAAATAGAGTAGAACGAAAATCTTTTAGGGAACACGTTAGAATTGAAAACGCTGTAGAAGAATACAGCAAACAGTTAGTACAGCTTTTTGAAAAGAATAAGTTACACAAACACACTAAAAAGCATAAGGTCAAAAACAAAGCTGTTGGAGTGATACAATTTAGCGACCTTCACTTTAATGAATTAGTCGAACTCCAGAATAACAGATATGACTTTCAAGTTGCATCACAGCGATGCCAGCATTTTGTAAATAAGGCATCAGCGTACTTCAAGATGAATGATGTTAGCCAAGTTGTGGTGGCATTGACTGGTGACCTAATGAATAGTGATCGTCGCTTAGATGAATTATTAAATCAGGCACAGAATCGAGCTAAAGCTACATTCTTAGCAGTAGATATAATGCAACAAGTGTTTTTAGACCTTAATTCAAACTTTAATTTAAGCATAGGTAGTGTGGTAGGTAACGAAGGTAGAGCCAATAAAGAGTTAGGTTGGAGTAGTAAGGTGGCTACAGATAATTATGATTATACTATAACAAATTGTCTTAAGTATTTATTTAAAGATTCTGATATACATTTTATAGAAGGCGACCCTTGCGAGTTAGTTGTAAATGTTGCAGGTCAGAACTTACTACTACTACATGGTCATGGTGCGATAGCTAAAGGAGAAGAAAGAGCTGTCAATCAACTTATAGGTAGGTATGCTATGAAAGGCATACAGATAGACTACACAATATTTGGTCATGTTCATGCAGCAAGAGTTGGCGATACATTTGGAAGAAGTGCAAGCCTTGTAGGAGCAAATGATTACTCTGAAAAGGCTCTGAATCTCGGTGGTAGAGCAAGTCAAAATGCTTATATATTTTATAGTAATGGCAATCGAGATGGTATAAAAATAGACTTGCAAAACACAGATTGTAAAGGTTATAACATTGATAAGGCATTGGAGGCGTATAATGCAAAATCGGCTAAGAAAAACAGTAAGAATGAAATCATCTTCAAGGTGGTCGTATAATTCATCCTCGACTTTGCCTTCTCCATATTATACGATAGACAGATCTTGCACTACGCTTCCAGTTTTTCAGGAGAAATTTTATGTTAGATAGTATTAGACCATTGATTGCAGGTGCAGGTGGAATGACAGTAACTTGGATGGAGTGGCTACCTGTAGTAGTCAGAGTGCTAGTAGGGCTAGCAACATTTATATATATATTAGTAAAGACTTATAAATTAGCTAAGAGCTAATGGATTTTTTACAGATTTTAGAACAGTATGGAATACCCATCTGTGTAGCAGTAGCATTTGGATTCTTTATCTGGAAACAAAACAAGTTTATACAAGATGAGCTTATGGAAGAACTAGATGAAAGATTCAAGAGATTGGAAGCAATAGTGATAAAGCTAATTGACCAACAAAAGAAAATGCAAATTGAACAGAAGGGTATAGAGAAAAGCTACAAGTCATTAGTAGACATTATATCAAGGCTGATGAGGTCTAGCAGTAAGAATCTTCGAGATAAGTTTATGAAGATACTGAAAGATGATTAATAGAAAACTTGAAATAAAACTACAGGCTTTAGAAGTAAGGATAAATGCTCAAACCTTACATATTAGAAGATGCAAGAATGAAATAGCAAGTTTACGAGCAAAAGTGCAAAGATTACAAAAGGAGAATGATAATGAAATATCTTAAAATAGTATCACAGGTAATATGGAAAGCATTAATCACATTATTACCAGCAGGATGGAAAAAACAACTTATAATGGCAGTTTTAGATTGGGCTGTAAAATCAACCAAGACTAAAGTAGACGATAAATTATTTAACGCAATCAAAAGCAAACTCTAGTGAGCAAAGAAGTAAAAATAGAAGGTAAGCTAGATAAGCATCTTAAGCCATTACAGATTGATGGAAAATCTTTACCTGTAGAGGTAGCAGAAGATGATATTAGGATAAATCAAGGATTAAATGTAGAAGGCGATATAAATGCTAAAGGCAATCTAAACATACAAGGTAATGAAATACTATTTGAGAACAATACTTCTTTCTCAGGAAAGGTAACAGATGGAAGGCTAAGTTGCCAAGTTCAAGACTTTGAATTTATAAATCCAGATGGTGAGTGTCAGATTTTTTTAGTTGCAAACAGTAATCCACAAATAAGTTTTTTAGATTCTGTTTTAAATAGATATACTATGGGAGTTACATCAAATGTGTTTACAATAGGCACAGGACTTAATTTTTCTTCTCCAGAATTACAATTAGATAATAATGGTTTAGAAGTTACAGGAAGCACAGAAACAACTACATTAATACTTAGAGAATTAGCTAATTCATTTTCTGATGAAGCAGGTCATGCACAACTTTGGGTGAAAAATGATACACCTAATAATTTATATTTTACTAATGATGCAGGAGATGATGTGCAGATAACTAATGGTGCATCTTTAGCAGGTGGTAGTTCAGGATTGAATCCTATAATAGCAAGTATGATTTTTGGGTAAGGAGAATAGATGTCAGCACCAAATTTAACTAGTATATCGACAATAACAGCAAAGTCTGCTGTTGTTGCTTTGACAACAGGTGGTGTTACTGTCTTGCAGAATGCAGCATCTTCAAACAAAGTATTTAAAGTATCTAGTCTTATTGTGTCAAATATAGATGGATCTAGTGCAGCAGATTTAACTTTACAAATATCTAAAGCAGGTGGCTCTGCAACAAGTATATTTAGTACAGTTAGTGTGCCTGCTGATTCAGTTTTAGTAGCATTAGATAAAAATACTACGATTTATTTAGAAGAAAATGACACACTAACAGGTACAGCTAGTGCTGATAGTGATTTAGTGGCTTTTATAAGCTATGAGGAAATAAGTTAATGTCAAGATATATTGGAGGAATAATACACCCTACAGCTAGATATAGAACACAAACTAGCACACAATCAAGAGGTGTATGGGATATGAAAGAACAATATCAGCATAAAGCTAATAATAATTGGCATAGTCCTCTTGAACTTTTTCCAAGTAATGCAGGGCAAAGAATGCCTGTAAATTTAAAGACTGTAGCAACAGGAAGTTCTGATGACACAACTGATTATAATGTGCATCATGAAGACTTTGATGCAGCAGCAGCTGTAAGAACACAAGGTAGATTATATTTTGCAATTAAAACAACTGCTAGCACACCTTTTTTAAATGATTTTTGTATAGGAGCAGTACAAATAACTAGTGATGACTATAACACATTAGAAATTGGATTTTCTTTTAATGTTTTATCAGACTATACAGATTGGCAAAGAGCAACAGTTACAGGATTAAATACAACAAGTGCAGGTTTTGAAAACTATTCAGACATAGTAGCAGCACCTAGTCAAAGTTTTGTAGCTAATACTAGTGGTACAGCTAATGCTAGAATATCAAGAGCATCAGGTACAGGATCTAGTGGTACAGGGGCAGCAGATGGATTACCTTCAACTTTATCTACAACAAGCATAGGTACTATAGTAAGTGATTCAACAACTACATTAGGTCAAGCTGCATCAACTGCTTTTATGTATACAGAAGCATCAGGAAATCAAACTGCTATGCGAAATAAATGGTTTTGGACTAGAAGTCCTCAAATAAATTTAAATGGAGAAAGTGATAAAAATTTAATGATTGCATATCATGCAGCTTCTCCTGCAACTACAGGTATGGAAGATTCAGCAGAAGAGCCTTTGTTCAGATGGTGGTGGGCAGAATGATTGCAGTAAAAGACATAACAACATCTTCATCAACAATTAATAGTAGTGAAAAGGTTAGTATTGATTTTACAAATCTATCTAGTGTAAGTGCAGGTGATACATTTAGCTTGAGTGTTTTTGGTAATGAATTAGAAACAACATCAATAGGTACAAGCACAACAGAATTATGGATTGATTGGGTTGCAGCTAATTATAATGTGCAAGCTAATAATAGCACAGCAACTAGAAACAATAAGATTTTAGAAATTTTAGCAAGTGATTCATCTGAATCTAATTTAGTAATAGATACAGGTAATACAGGAGAGTAAATGGCATTAACAAACAAAACAATAGCTAGTTCTTATGGAGATATACTTCAAGTAGATAACAATGGTAGTGGAAGAACAGCCAATGGTACTAATATAAAAGATGGCTTGGGTAATTCAACCTCACTTACATTAGGCAGCAACAAAGCACATATAAAACCTTCTAGTGATGCAACAGATTCTTTTTTAATAGAAAATGCAGCAGGAACAGATTTACTAAAAGTAGATACTACAAATACTTCTGTTTTAGCAGGAACAACACAAAGTTATGTAAATACTCATGTGCATAATTTTATAATTAGACAGCATGAATGTGTTGATGGAAAACATACTGCTTTAGCATCCGACCTTTTTAGTGGTTCAACTATTGGTGCAATATCGTTTGGAACAGGTACAGACCCAGCAACATCACTTACTTTAAGTGGTACTGAAGATGAAACTGCCGATGCTCATGCTTGTTATTGGTATGTTCCAGTAGCAATAGTTATAGATGAAGTAAGAGTAATCGCAACAGGTGATGCAGGTAATATTGATTTTCACCTTTTTAGTTATGATATGGCGACTGGAACAGGTTCTGATGCAGGAGATTTATCAAATGGAACACTTTTAGCACATTCAGGAAGCGTTATGCCTATAAATAGCGAAAGAATATTAACAAATACATTAACAGTAGATTCTGCAAGTGTAGCAGCCGATAAGGTTGTAATTGCTACTGTAGAAAGAATCGGCTCTGCAACAACAACAACAGCAAAAATGTTGGTAAAATATCATTATCAGTAAGGAGATAAAATGGCACAGTATACAAAAGAAATTAAATTAACAACACCTAATAGTGAGTTTTTAAAAACAATTACAGGTAACTATGAAGTAATATTTGATAAGATTATGAGAGTAGATAACAATAATAGACCTATTACATTAATAAGTTATAATGATGATGCAGCTACAAATAGGATGCAATTTCCAAAAGCTATTTTAGTTGAAAATACAGGTAATGTTTCTTGCGAAGTGCAAATAGAAACAATAGAATTTACTGTTGATAATGCTACTGATACAGCAGATACAGTATCATCCCCTAGTCATTATTTTAATTTTCTTATACCTGCAAAAGAATGTATTTATTTACCAAATAATAGAGTTTTAGGAGGAACAACAAGTCCAGGTTGTGGTTTAGGTGTAGAGATTGATAATGCAGTTCCTGATTCTAATGAATATGTAGATAGCACAGCAAATGTAGATACTGCTACAAGCACAGATATAGCAACAGCACCAGGCACTACAACATTAAACCTCGAAAATGGACAAAGTAAGTTTTTTAAAGTAGGAGATTTAATAAGATTAGAAAATGAGATTTGTAGAGTTACAGCAGTAGGCACAGGTGCAGGTTTGTCTACAAGTACATTGACAATAGAAAGAGGTTTGTTTGGCTCAATAGCAACAACTCATGCAGATGAAGTCGCAGTTAGATTGCCATTTTTTAATATGCACCATGACTTTGATGATACATCTTATAATGGTGGTGGTAATGGAAGTGCTACAGTAGTTAAGACTAATGCTAGTGGTAGATTTAAGGCTATGAACTTTTTTGGAAATGCAAGAACATCTGATGCTGTTGTAGATGGATTGGTAGCAGGTTCAGTAGCTATTAAGTTTTATGAAAGTGGTTATAAAGAATTTGGACTAGCAGGTATTACGCCAAGTACAAAGACAGGTTTAGCAGTATCAACTACCTATGCGTTTGCCTTAACAATAGATGGTGGAAGTTCAGATGATATAAGTTTTACAACAGATTCAAGTGATGTTACCTTTGGTAATGTTATAGGTAAAATACAATCTGCTATTAATGATAAGTTTACAGCAGGAACAAACTTAAAGGGTAAGAAAGCTACCATAGCAATTATAGATGGTGATGTTAGAATAACAAGTGGCTCAAGATTGTCTACAAGTGCAATAGCTATAACTGCACCAAGTTCAGGAACTACACCATTAGGGGTTGGAATTATACCTGCTGTGGGTGTTTTAGAAAAATCAGTTTCTGGTAGATTGCCTGACGATACTTTTCAAGACCCTATAACATTTGCAACTAAGAAAAACATTAATGCTTTCTTGCTTGATGATGGTATGGGTAATTTATCAGGTGCAGGTGGCACAGGAACACTAAACTATGAAACAGGTGAGATTAATTTAAATGCTTACCCAAATGCAGAGTTTGTAGTAAGTGCCAATACAAAAGCAGGTTTTTCAGGTGGTGCTTCATCAGGCATACAAACAATTAATGCTAGAAGTTGTAATCAGAAATCAGACACACAAATTAGAATAATAAGTTTAGCTTAAGGAGGTTAATATGGTTTATGGATATAAAATGCGTAAGAAAAAGAAAGGCAAGAAAAGAAAGATGAAAAAAGGCATGAAACGCAGGAAAAAGTGAAATGGCTAAATTTAAAGGTAGATCAGTTAGATTGAATAAACCTACTCGTATTAGACGAGGACAAGCAGGTTATGGTCGTAAGAAGTTTCAAGTTTTTGTTAAAGCTGGAAAAAGAACTAAAAGAGTTACTTTTGGCGACCCAAATATGAGAATTAAAAAGTCAAGCCCTGCTAGAAGAAAGTCATTTAGAGCTAGACATAGATGCTCTACAGCTACAGATAAAACAACAGCAAGATATTGGTCTTGCAAAAAATGGTAAATTATGGCTAGGAAAAAAAGAAAATCAACAGTAAATAAAGCAGGTAATTATACCAAGCCAACTATGCGTAAAAGATTATTTAATAAAATACTTAGAGGTACTAAAGGTGGTAGGGCAGGACAATGGTCAGCTCGTAAAGCACAGATGCTTGCTAGGCAATACAAAGCTAAAGGTGGTGGGTATAAATAATGGCACTTAAAAAATCACAAAGGTCTTTAAAAAAATGGACATCTCAAAAATGGGATTATTTAAGCAAAGGCGACAAGAAAAAGCCAAAGAGTAAGAGAGGTAGATACTTGCCTAAATCTGTGCGTGAAAGCCTATCTAAAAGCCAAAAAGCCTATGAGAATAGAAAGAAACGTGCAGCTACTAAGAAAGGTAAACAAAGAGCTAGTTATTCTAGGTCAGTAAGAAAAAAGATGAGAGGTAAATAAATGGCTACAGCAGCTACATATATAACACATAAAGAATTAAAAAGAATATTTCCACAATTAGACGAATTTGACCAAAAGGTACAAATATTCGGTTGGAGCAATTTTGGTAGTGGTAACATATATGAGGCAAATGACACAGGTCTAGTGACTGCATTGTTTTCCGATGGAAGAAAACTCAATCCAGCAACTTCACTAACATCAGTTTCTGTGGCATCAACCACAACTACAGCTTTAGACAACACTCCTGATGCAGATTCAACAAACTTTAACACAGTAACCTTAGCAGATGCTAGTTCATTCAATGTAGGAGATATAATATCTTTTATAGAAAATGATTTAATAGAAAAAGCTCTTATAACTGGTAAATCATCAAACACGCTAACGATAAGAAGGGGTTTTGATGGAAGTTCTATTACTGCATTTTCTATAAGCACAACAGTAGCTGTCGTATCTAAACTTAGTGAAGAATTTAGTTGGTATTACAGTTCATCAGATGATATAGTTTTATTATATAGTTCTACAAATCCAAATGATTTATTAATTGAAGCAGGCGAGGATTTTAGCTCAATGGTTGCACAATATATATCAGATGCAAGCCGATACTTTGACTCAAGAGTAGACCCTAGTTTACCAAAAGAACAGTTAAAAGATAAGTCAGGTAACTTTGATTACATGGTTATTAGAACTGTTGGATTGATTGCTGCTTGCTTTCTTATAAAGTCTAAAGAACACAATTCAGAATTGGCTCAATCTTTTATGGATGAAGCTGAAAAGAACATTGAGCTACTTAATGAAGGTAAGGCAGCCTTATCTTGGCAAAACACAGCAGATGCTGCACAAGGATTTGTAAGAGATGTAACTTATACTTCTGGAAAGATTAGACCTGTTGATACAAGAGGAGAATATAGTGGAAGCTGGGATTTGATAAAAGTCAAGATAGGTACAGGTGGTGTTATAGGTACTGCTACTTATAATGTATTTGTAAAAGATTCTGATGGATTGAAAAACAATCAAGTAGTAACTGATGAAAAAGTAACAGGCGACTATCAACCTCTTGCAGGTGGATTGCAAATAAGATTTGCAGGTGCTGACGATGATACGCAAGCAGCAGCCAATGATGAATGGGAAATAGAAGTTACAGGAAGACAAGAATATGTTGATACTTCTGATATGAAATCAGTTAAATTAACAAGAACAGGAACACCAAGAAATAGGTATTTTTAATGGCAGTAACATTTACAAATAATTGGAAGAATATACTAGATAAGTTAAGAAGCGTACTAAGAGATGAGTTTAAGGGTGCGTTGCCAGTATATATTGGTGAAGAAAGTAGTGAAGGTACGCAATATCTTCGGCTTGACCCTGTAAGTAGTGAGCTATTAGAGTATAATATAAATTCCGAAACTAGAGAGTTTACTATAAATGTATTTTATTATTTTTGTGAACATAATATAAAAAAGACAGCATTAGATCATGTCTTAAGATATACATCAAGAATTGAATCACTTATACACGATAATATAACAATGACATTGACTGACAGCACAAATGCTTTTAATTGTAGATTTGAAAGCACCGAATTAAACCCTGACCCAGAGGCAGGTATATATGTGGTTCAATGGGATTATAAATGTCAGCATTTAGGTAACGCTAGTTAAGGAGAATATATGGTAATAAAAATTAAGGATAAATCAAAACCTATAACAAATCTGTGGTGTTTTACAGGCAAAGGTTACGATTCATCTATAATAGATAAAATAAATTCAGGTAAGCAAGTTAAGGTTGATAAAGTTCCAAAACCTGCTTGGGAATATGTAGAAGAAGTTAAAAAAAAGAAAAAGGAGAATAAATAATGGCTATTAATACAGCAGCTTTTTCACCAAAACAGTTTCAAGTTGCCATAGCAGAGCAAGATGACTTTGGAACTATTGTGGCACATGATGGAAATGCTTATCACGCTTTAGATGTAGATTCTGTAGGATTTCCATCTTTAAACCCAACACAAGTTCTTGATGTTAGGTCAGGAAGTAGGGTATTGCAAAAAGAAGATTTCTTTCAAGATGTTAAAGCATCTGTCAAAGAAATATCAGTATCAGGCACAGCAACAACAGCTGCACTTGATATGCTTTTAGAAAATATTATGGGAGAGGCAGTAGGAACAGCAGGTGGTGTGTATTCATTTGCATCAGATGCAGGCGTACAATCTGTAGGTAAAACTGATACAGGTCAAGTAGGAACTTTGCTTTCACTTATTATATTTTCACCTTTAAGCAACTCTAATTTAGCTTTTAAGGATTGTGTAGTAACATCACTTACTCTTAATGGAGATGTTGGTACAGAAGGTGGTAGAGTTAAGTTTTCAGTAACATTTCAAACAGGAACATTAGCAGAGGATTTATCAGATGATGATTTGACTAATGGTATAGACACAGCATTTGCAGCAAGTGAAAACTATTTTATGAGTGGTTGGAGTGACACCTCTTATAGAAAAATGTATGGTGTAGATGATTTAGTGTTAAGTTCGTTTTCACTTACATTAGAAAACCCTGCAACATTTTCTGGTCTTGTTTCAACAGGATATGAAATTGTTTCAAGAGCTGGCGAGTTTTCAGCAGTTTTAGATGCTACAGCTAAATATGATGTTAATACTGAACCACTAATAGCATCATTTAATAATCAAACACAAGAAGCTGTTACAGCAGCACAAGCATCAATAATGAATAATGATGCAGATCTAACTAATGGATTTTTGGGAATATCTATACCAAAATCAATATTAACAAACGTAGCATTTAATGAGGCAGATGTTATGATGTTGGATATTTCTGTAAAAGCAGTTGGAGATGGATCAAACGCTTTAGTTGAAGTAGCTTGTTAATTAAATAAAAAACGAGGATGATGAAATGGAGATAAAGTTAAAAGATAAAAGAACCCTTAAAGTTAAGAACCTTTCGATAGATGAAAGAGATGAGTTGCTTGACTTGGTTTGGGGCAAATTTAAGGCAACAGACGATGGTGGATTTCAAATGGAAGCACCTAATAAAACGATTACAAAGTTTATTAGAGTAGCTATAGCAGGCGATACATCAGACAAGTTCCTTAAAACCCTTAGCTTTGAAGATAGAACACAAATCTTTACAGAGATTCAAAAGGCATTAGGTTTGGGGGAAGGCACGCCCTCCAAGTAGAACTAAATATACTTGGAACTCCTTGTGAGGGCTGTCAGTATCACGAATTTCCTTATGAAGCCGAGATACCAGTATTAATAGATGGGAAACGAGAGATACGAAGATTTAAAAGTATTGAAGATGTTTGGGAAGTAGTTGATTTAATTATCGAAGAAACTAAATCTGTAAACGCAAGGGATGGCAAATCTTTTGATATAACAGAATCAGTTAATTCACAAATACATTTCTTTGGGTGTTTTAATACATTCTTAGATAATAAAATACAACGTGACATACAGAAATACATATACTGTGAAAAATTTAATGTACCACCATATAGTGGTTCTTTTGGTGAACAACCCTATACATGGGTACAGACAGCCTTTGCTATAAAAAGTGCCATAGCAAAGAAAGAAAAAAAGGAAATAAATAGTGTCAGATCAAAACACAATAACGATAAGGTTTCAGCCACAAGGAGATAGAGCATTAATAAATGCGATACAGGCTTTGCGTAAAGCACAAGCTGGGCTTGAAGGTGAAACTAAAAAAGTTAAAAAAGAATTTAAAGAATTAGGCTTAAATAGTGCAGTAGCTACAAAATTTTTAAGAAACATGAAGAAAGAGGGAGATACTCTTTCAAGGTCTTTTGCTACTTTACGTTCTAGGTTATTGCTATTTTCATTCGCTATGTCACTTGGTGGTAGGCAGTTACTAATGTTCGCTAGTTCAGCAGCTAGGCTTGATCAAATGGAAACTGCTTTTGTTAATTTACAAGGTGGAACTGAGGGTGCAAATGTAGCTCTAGATAATCTTAGAGAAGCAACTAATGGAACTATGTCTGACTTTGATTTATTCCAGCAAGCCAACAATGCTATGGTTCTTGGTATTACTAAAAATTCAGAAGAAATGGCTGATATGTTTGACAAAGCACAAAGATTGGGTAGAGCATTAGGTGTTGATACTGTAAGGTCTGTAGAATCATTAATTACTGGTATCGGTCGTCAATCAAGGCTTATGCTTGATAATATTGGTATTATAGTGCGTTCTGACGAAGCGTATGAAAGTTACGCAAATTCTTTAGGTAAAAGTGTAAAAGATTTAACTGATGCTGAAAAAAAACAAGCATTTTTAACTGCAACATTAGAGTCAGCCGATAAAAAGTTAAAATCTTTAGGAGCAGAACAAAAAAGCTACCAAGATAGTTTGCAGACACTAAGTGCTTCTTTCTCTAATTTAAGTGATAGAATTGGAAACGTATTGTTACCACTTGTAGCTTCACTATCTGAAATATTTGCATCTCTATTTGATTTATTTGATGAAGAAAGAATATTTGGATATACTGCCTCAATAACTGGTCTAGGATTAGCTTTTATAGCTCTTAATACTGGTGTATTGACTACTATTGCTTCTTTAAGGGCTTTTAAAATTACTCTTATTACTACTGGTGTAGGTGCAATTATAGTTGGATTAGGAGAAGGTTTAGCTTTTGTTGCCGATAAACTAGGATTATTTAGTGACGAACAAAAAAATGTTAAACAATCTACAGAGCAAGCAACAGAGGCAATAAATAATCAAAAAGATGCACTCCTTAAATCAGAGGAAAGATTAAGTAAATTTTTACAAAAAACTGCAACACAAATAGCTCTTAATCGTGCAAAATTAGAAGGTGATGAGAAAAACGTATTTATTCAAGAAAAACTTTTTATGCTAGCAGAGCAAGGCGTTATAATGAATGAGGATAATTTAGATGTAATTATAAGAAGCCTTATGCTTCAATTTGAACAAGAAAAACAATTAAAGAAAATTGCAAAGACAAAAAAAGATAGTGGTGAGCAAGAGCTTGAGCTAAATAAATTATTAATCGGACAAGTAAACCAAATATCAACAGCATTTGTGCAAGCAGCTATGGCAGGACAACACATGGGTAGAGCTATAGAAAATGCAATAAAAGGAATTATAGCACAATTAGCAGCAGCTAGAATTACGAGAGGTATTTTATCGTTACCTATATTTGCAGGATTGACTGGCTTACCTTCGTTGCCTAATTTCTTAGGTGGCATTTTAGGTTTTCACAATGGTGGTATGGTACAATCTTATCATGGTGGTGGAAGTGCAGGTAATGTGCCAGCAGTATTGCAAGAGGGCGAGTTTGTTATGCGTAGAAGTGCAGTCGAGTCAATAGGGCAAGAGAACTTAAATAGAATGAATCAAACAGGAACAGGTGCTATAAACGTGACATTTACAGGCAATGTTATGAGTCAAGACTTTATAGAATCTGAAGCCATACCAGCAATAAAAAAAGCAGTACGTAGAGGTGCTGATCTAGGAATTAGTTAATGTTAGAATTACCACAGAAGTTTGAAAACGACATACAGGGCAACACAACTAATCTTATACCTTTAGTTGTAATTGATAATCGGCTTTTCCTATCTACCAATGAGCTTACATTGGACAATCATTATTTACCCCTTATTAGCTCAGTAAACTCAATAAAACAATCTATTAATACAGAAACCAAAATATCTAATATATCAAGCGTATCTATTTCAATAATAAACAAAGATTATTCAGGTTCTATGTTTTCAGAGCAACTTTTCAGTCCAAGTATAATGAATAAAAAGATAGAGATTTTATTTAAGAGCCAATCAGCTGAATCTATAGATGATTGTCTAAAAGTATATACTGGCTATATCACAGATATAACAGAAAACAAACTTGATATACAAATAGAAGCTGAAGATAAATCACATGATATATTATCGATTGACTTGCCTGATAATTTTGTGCCTGATGAATCAAATGTGCCTAGCAGATATTACAACAAGCCTTTGCCTATTGTTTATGGATTTGTAGAAAAAGCACCCTGTCTATACTATCAATTATATGAATCATCTTTAGAGTTAGGGCAGTCAAAATATTCAGTTGTTCCTGATTTGTTTTTCTTACAAGACATCAAAGATTTATATATATTTACTAATAACATTTATTGCAAAATAAAACCACAAGCAGATTTATTTGAAGACGAATCATCTAACACAATGTTTGAGTCAGTAAACCCAACTCAATATGAAATTATCGCTAGCACTATATTTATAGATAAAAGTGTTAATGTAGATGAAATAATAGAAACTTCAGATGGTATAAACAGTTTTGATGCAAGCCCTATAGGCTATAATTATGTAGAAGTTGAAACGATTTCTAAATTAAAATTTTCTAATGGAAAATACTATGTTAGGGGTACAAGAAGTGATATAAATAATGATTTTATGTATGAAGCTAAAATAGGTGCTTATAAAAATTCAGATGGAACAGAAATATCTTCACATAATGACAATGAAATTTATCTTATGGTTAAAGATTGGGGGAATCTTCCTGATGGTTATATAGATGATAAAATATGGGCTTCTGGAACTCCTAATGTATCAAATTATATAATAGACCCTGATACACTAGCATTTTT